CCAAGTGATGTTTCCAGTCTATCTTCTTTTTTAATTCCATGTGGAGGCTTTACCCCTTTAAATATTCCTGGCATCAGCCTTCTATCTTTAACAGACATACGAGTTGTCATATCTCTAACCATTTCTTGTGCCGCTACTGTTTCAATAGTAACTCTTCTTACTGGTGCATATTTCTTAGCCATGCCCACAATTTTTTCTGCCATATCAAACGCAGGTATCTTTTCTCTGAAGTAATCTAATATATATCTATTCTTGTTTGCATCTATCCCCATAACTAATATAACTTGATAGTCAGATGTCTTAGTTGCAGTAGCAGCAAGGTCAACTCCTATATAAACATTAATAGGAATTGCTTCTTCGTTATTTACTAAATAACAAAATCTATTTCTTACTTCAAATTTATGATTATAGTATTGAACTCTATCCACTTTAAATGCGGCGGATGAAGAATCACGAGCATCATTCATATACTCTTGTGCAAACTTATTAACTAAACCTGCTTCAATAAATTCTTTTCTTTTACTTTCTAACTTCTTTAAAGAGAATTGTTCTGGCCATAAAGGTTTACTATCTTCAATAGCTCTATGAAATGTTACATCCCAAGGATATTTACGATTATCTTTTTCTGCCTCTCTAACTCCATCATAAATATTTTGCAAAAAGGAGTCATAGTGAACAATAGTTCCAGCCAACCAAATCCAACCTTCGTTACCTGGGGTTTCTTCTAGTGATGGATATACAGTAGACACAATCCACTTTTTTAACTCTGCTCTTCTCTCTGGTGTTTTAGTATTTAACTCTGATTCAAAGTCATCAAGAATGATTCCAGTGTATCTTACTCCTACTTCTGCTCTACCTCTCAACCTTTGAGATGAACCTTTTGCAATAATTCTATCTCCTTTAGGAGTAACAATATCTTTCTCTGTCCATCTTTTCCCTACGCTACCACCATCCATATTACCAAAGTAGTAACGAATAATATCATTTTCTTCAAAGTGATGTCTAATATATTTAAGATGGTCAACAGATTGTCCCTGCTCTTCTGATACCCAGGCCACAAAATTTTGCTTATCAGTCTCTGCAAATAAAAACTTATGCATAATAGCTGCTTTAGATAAGATGCTCTTACCCATACCACGGGGAACAATATTACAAATACGAGCTCCAGGTTTATGAGTAATTAGTTTTTTAGATAGGTCATAGTGAAATTGAGGGCTTTCACTTTTATGTAGGAAGTCTTGCGGTAGGAATACACGGCCAAAGAATATTAAATCTTTATATGCTTTAGCTAATACTTCATCTCTTTCCGCCATGGTAGACGGACCAGGGATTATATTAATCTTCTTTTTCTCCGCTTTCAATTAAGTTCACCTTACTCATTTCTAATATTTCGTCTTTACTAAATCCAGTAAATGCTTGTCCAAGTAACAACTGGTCTGTTTTCTTTTCTTTAGGATACATGCTTTGTATCTTCATAAAGTTTTCCAAGGCTCTTAATTTCACAGCATCAGATGTATCTTCATTCTCTACAATGCTCTTTGCCTGTTCTAGTGTCCATCGTTTATCAATACCAATCTCACTCAGTAATTCTTCTATTTCTTTTTCCACTTCTTGTTTTATCCTTGTTTGCCTTAAGAGAACTGACGATTTAACTTTTGCTGTCTCTTTATTATTAGTTTCAAAACATTCTAAGTATGCAGTCATAGGAACTTCCCCATGAGCAATCATCTTAACAAATCGTATCTCTCTCCATGTTAATGGTTTGTCTTCTATATTTTTTCGTGTGCTAAAAGAATTATAATCTTTTTTAGGTTCCCCTTCCATCTTACTGGAACCGAAGCATGGGCCAAGCAATGTAACAAAGTATTCATCAAAAGCTTTGATGCTTGTGTTCTTCATTGTTTTTTTGTTGAGTATTTGTGTAACTTTCTTATCGTCAGTCAATACCCAATCGTTTTTTTCTCCATCTCTCCAGTCTTTAACTAACGTTGCATCAGGAAACATGTCACGAAATTCTTGCTCATTATCAAATACATAACGAGGGATTCCTTTGATAACTCTTTTATGCATTAGCCTTCAACAGTATTACCCCATACGATACATTTCCCATTGACAATCTCAATGACTTCCACTTGGAAATTGCCATTCGGAAACCAGGTAATAATGCTAAATGCATGGTTCCAGTTATGAAGACGGCCTCGCAACCACTTGTTTTTCTCTCTTGACATATCTTTAAGACATCCAATCCCCCAAGCTCCAATCGTTCCTGCATCAAGTTTTGTCAATGTATGTCGCTGAATATCGTGAGTATGTCCGTACATAATGTTGGCTCCATATGTCTCAAGATGTTTCTTGGCGTGATAAGTAGTTGCGTATGTGCCGTGAATAAAATTAATCTTTCCAATCTTTAATGGAAGGTTGTATTCGTAATACTTATATCCTCTTTCTTTAATTCTACAGGCTTTTGGAAACCTATACTCTGTCATGTATGGATATTTATCTACAAAGTTATCTAACCATAGTTCATGGTTTCCTTGTAGCATATATCGTTCTTTGACCTTATGCTTGTCTAATACTGCATCAATCCTATCTAGTCCAGCATTGACATCTGCAATATCTTGTTCGCAATAAGGGATTTGATATTCTAAGTCAGGTAACTTCTTTCCTTTATACTTCCAAGCAGAGAAGTGATGCCACTCGCCAACATCTCCAATATTGATATAGATGTCAGGTTTAACTATCTCTACTGCTTGTAAAGCACATGATAATGCTTTCTCGTCATGCAAAGGAAAGTGTATGTCTGGAAATACGATTCCTCGTTTAAGCTTTTGGTTCTTCGCCATCTTGTGTAAACTGTATCATGTCAACAGAATCAACTAGCGTTGGTTCGTCTAATGATTCAATAGCTTGAAACAATTCAATTAGTTGTTCAAGCACATCTGGGTTAGGGGCAAATATCTCCGCACCTTTTAAATCCTCTGCTAGAGTTTTTATTCGTCTTATGTCTTGCCCCAGGTCCATTTATTTTTTATCCTTCTTTAATACTTTTTTCTTTTTCTTTTCAGCAGGAGCTTCTATTCCTTTTAGTGCTATTATCCCACCTCGTAATTGTTCCATTGCTGTATTAATTTCAGCAATACGATTTACCAATCCTTGTTTCTCTTGCACCAATGCATCAAACCTATCTTGGTATAGTTCCATATTTTTCTTGACGTTATCCATAGGGTTCTCCTTTAGTTTGATTGAAGTTAAAAACGTTTTTATATCCTTTACAATAAATATTTGTGGTTTTTCTCAAAATAAATTATTTTTGTTCTTTTTGTTCTTTTTTTCTTGGATTGCTTTGGATTATATATTATCTTAAAAGGCCTCTTTTGGTTCTCGCATATTAAGGTATTACCTTATGTAAGGAACCTTATGTAAGGAAACCTTATTAAGGAATCCCTATTAGGGAAACCTTATGTAGGGTACCCTAACCCCCCATTACATATTAGGGACCCTAATATTAGGGAAACCTTAATACGAAAAAATTTTCCCCAAAAAATTATAGGATTTTGTGTGTCGTTGTATTATTGCGAATTACCCCCCCAACACTTTGGGGTTGAAAAATCCCAATTAGGTTGAAAAACCTAAAAGGGAAATTTCGTTCCTGTGGTTAATATATGCTACTAAAAAACTGCTATATTATATACTCCTGTGATATGCTTTGTTATATTCTCTTTCAATCTCTTTGGCAGTCTTTAAATTGCTTTTAAGAGTAGATAGCATTTCAATCATTATTTGTTCGATACTCGCACTGCTTTCAATAGTATCTCCTAGATTCGCTACATCTCGTTCTAATTGCTTTTGTTGTTCTCTTAATAGTGTTATAATAACATTGGCAGGATTATTAGGAAGTAAAGCTTCCAATCTTTCCATTTCTCGTTGTTCTTCGTCTGTTCTAACAAGTATTAAAGCCAATCTATTATATTTTCTTATTCTTTCTATCGTATTCATATTATTCATGATATATCCTATTTTTAAGTTAATATTATTATTCATACTACTTACACTATATAAGGGGATAAATGTTCCCGTGTTTATAAACTTTATATAATACCCTTTAATTAATCCCAA